CCTGAAGAAAGAGTACGCCGGAACGGTGCTTTATGATCGTTATATTAACGGCCTATGGGTTGCGGCGGAAGGTGCTCTATTTACTACATACCCGGAATATACGGACGATATAACGCTGTTTCGTGACGGTTTTGCACACATTGATGCGGCCTATGGCGGAAGTGATGGAACGGCTTTTACCTGTGGAAAACGTGTCGGAGACACGATTTTTTTATATGGAAAACTATGGCAAAAGCATGTTGATTTGGTGCTGGACACTTGCATCAGGGAAGCAAAAAGGTTGATGTGTGCGCCTATACTCTGCGAAACAAACGCCGATAAAGGCTATCTTGCAAAGGAAATAATCCGCAGGGGATATAGTGCAAGAACCTACACCGAGTCCATGAACAAGTTTCTGAAGATTTCAACCTATCTGAGGAAATGGTGGGGCAATGTTGTTTTTCTTGAGGGAACAGACAAAGCCTATATTGCGCAGATTATGAGCTACACCGAAACGGCAGAACATGACGATGCATGCCTAGATGGTGATACGCAGATTGCAACTCTGTTTGGGTACAAAGCAATAAAAGACATAAAAGCTGGTGAACATGTTATTACGCCTTCTGGTGTAAAACGTGTTCTTTTTTCTGGCGTTACTGGCGAAAAAGAGGTTTTTGATTGTAACGGAGTACTTGCCACTGATGACCACAAATTCTTTGATGCCAGTACAGGTAATTTTGTTCAGGCGAAGCAGTTTGACGGCAAGTGTTCACGTTTGTCATTTAGGGAGTTGGTACGATGGAAGAAAAGACTATTGTGTTCAACGGAGAAACCTATATCAGAAATCCGAAGAGCAGATATTACTTTAAGTACACAACAAGAAATTGCGAAAGAAAGCATGCGGTGCAGTTGCACAGGGCTGTGTGGGAGTACTACAACGGAGAAATTCCGAAAGGGTATCACATACATCATATTGATGGCAATGTCGATAATAACGACATTACCAATCTGGAGTGCATTTCTGCTAGGGAACATTTGTCAGAGCACGGCAAAAAGAATTGGAACAATCCTGAGTACTATCAAAAAAACATTAAGTCGCTGGATGCCATCCGTGAAAAAACAAAAGAATGGCATGCAAGCGAAGAGGGAAAAGCGTGGCACAGAGAACATGCTAAAGCGTCTATTTGCAAAGTTTTCGAAAATAAGATCAGGAAGAAATGCGAGCTCTGCGGAAAAGAATTCGATGGAATGCCGTGGACAATGTACTGCGGGGTCGTTTGCCAAAGAAAAGCGAACTACAGGAGAAAGCACGTATTGCTGGCAGACCAAAGAAAAAAATGTGTGTACTGCGGAAAAGAATATGTGCCGAAACAAGCAAATCAAAGGTTCTGCTGTGCTGAGTGCAAAAGGAAGCAATATTGGAGAGAAAAAACGGCTTGTTTATAACTTAACCGTTGAAAATGCTGGATGCTATTACGCAAATAATGTGCTTGTTTCAAATTGTGACTCTGCGGCTTCCCTTGCCCGCATTTTTGATAGGCGTGGAGCAGAAACGGAATACAAGTCCCCGTTTGGAGGATAAAAGCATGATTCAAAAAATCACAGTGCCTGTTGATGTGCAATTAAATGTGCCTGACGATGTGGCGGAATTGTGCGTCAATATACTGAATTTATACTTTGAACAGCATCCAGACAAAGAACTGGATGTTAACTGCATCGAGTGCGAGAACGGGCTTGCAAAGGTTAAGTTCGAAATCACTGATGTTGAGATTGATTAATTGATTGGCTGAGTGCGGAGGATTTAACGTGAAAACATATCAGGACTTTTTAGAAGAAAAAGGGAAAAACCGAATAACGGATTTTGTGACTGAGTTAATCAATCAGCACAAAACTAGCGAGATTGTCCGCACTGCGCTTGAAGCTGATGCCTACGACAAGGAACAGAACATCACCGTGAACGAGTTTGTAAACTGGATTTACGCATCAAACGGAAGGAAGGTTGAGAATTTTACTGCAAGCAACTTGAAAGTGACTAGTAACTTTTTCAACCGCCTGAACACACAGCGGACAGTTTACAGCCTAGGAAATGGTGTGACATTTGCGGACAAGCGGACGAAGGAACGGCTTGGAAAAAACTTTGATACCATTCTAAAAAAGGCGGCTCGTTATTCGCTTATTCATGGGGTATCATTCATCCTATTTAACCTTGACCACTGCAACTATTTTAAAATCACCGAGTTTGCGCCGCTTTACGATGAAACTACGGGCATTCTGAGAGCAGGGGTGCGGTACTACCAGCTGGAAAGTTCCCGTCCTTTGACTGCTGTTCTGTATGAGGAAGACGGCTACACCGTCTATAGAACAGAAGGCGAAGAAGGGGTTCTGAAAGAACTTGAGCCGAAACGGGCGTACAAGCAGATTGTCCGAAAGATTCCTGCTGATTCTGAGGCGGAAGTGATCGGAGAATCTAACTATGGTTCAATTCCGATTGTGCCGCTTTGGGGTTCTGATTTGCATCAGTCAACTTTGATCGGTATGAAGTCAAAGATTGACAGCTATGACTTGATTCGTTCTGGTTTTGCAAATGACATCCGAGATTGTGCGCAGATTTATTGGCTGATTTCCGGTGCGCTGGGTGTATCGGATAAAGACGTGCAGAAGTTCCGTGACAGGATGCTGATGGAGCACATTGCTGTCATTGATGCGGATAATTCGTCTGTTACTCCGCATACTCAGGATGTGCCGTATGAAGCACGGTCTGTCTACTTGAACGAAATCAAGAAGCAGATTTACACCGATTTCGGTGGCTTGGATGTTGCGGAGTTTTCTGGCGGGAACAAGACGGCAACGGAGATTGATGCGGCCTACCAGCCGATGGATGAAAATGCAGACGAGTTTGAATACCAAATCATCGAGACTGTGCAAGCAATCCTTGCATTGATCGGCATCGAGGACACGCCTATCTTCAAGCGGAATCGAATTAGTAACCAATTGGAACAAGTTCAAATGGTGATGTCTGAGGCTGAGTACCTTGACGAAGAAACTGTCCTCAAGAAACTGCCGAACATTACTGATGATGAAATCGAAGCAATTCTAAAAAAGAAGGATGCTGAAGATGCGGACAGGATGAGTTTCCGGCCGGCCGATGAGGAAGACGAAGGAGACACTGAGAACACCGAGAATGCACAGAAAACGGCATGATTTTAGGGTGTTTTAGGGTGGTTTAGGGTTTTATAAGAGCATAAAAGAACAGCTTAAAAAGGCATAAAAACATGCTTTTTCAGGCTGTTCTTTTTCTGAGGTTTTGGGAGTGTGGTAAAGGCATGTACTGGGGAGATACCTACGCTGAAAAAGCAATGATGAGGATGAGCGGAAAGATCAAGGAAATATATGCCGAGGCCGCACAGGATATTGACAAAAAGATTCAGGCGTACAACCAGCGTTTTCTGAAAAAGGACGCAGAATATCGGCAGAAGGTTGCCGCTGGAACGATGACACAGGCGGAGTATGACAGCTGGAAGCAGGGACAGGTGTTTACTGGGAAACGTTGGAAGAGCGTCAGGGATGACATCGAGCATCAGATAAACGCCGCAAATCATACCGCAACGGATATTGTCAACGGTGAGCGTCAAGCGGTGTTTGTTCAGAACGTAAACTATGCGCAATACACGATAGACAAAGACTTTCAATTTGGGCTGAGTTTCAATCTGTACGATTCCGCAACAGTTACAAGGCTGATCAGGGATGACCCTGACATGTTGCCAGCTGTCGGACAGGATGAGCGCAAAACAGATGAATGGACACGAAAACTTGTTTCAAGTGCAATAACGCAGGGAGTTATCCAAGGCGAAAGCATCCCGAAAATAAGCAAGCGGATTGCCGAAAAGCTGGGGAGCAGTAATGAGAAATCGATGACCCGAATTGCCAGAACAGCGATGACCAGTGCGCAGAATGCAGGGCGAATAGAAGCAATGCATAATGCGCAGGATATGGGCATCGAGGTTAAGAAACTATGGATTTCGACTCTTGATAACAGAACCCGTGATGCGCACAGGGATTTAGACGGGCAGACACAGCTTGTTGATGATCCGTTTAAATCTAGATTGGGTGACATAATGTTTCCTGGTGATCCGAATGCCACTCCTGCAAACGT